AGGAGGAGAGAGGCGAAGCCGACTTGCCTGTCGACACTTGGTGATAGGTACTCTCCAGACTCGTCAATCCCTGTCCTACCATGAAGCTTACACAGCGAGGACATGCCTTCACGGAAACCTGATCGTAGGTCGCCGATACGACAGGCAGACATATTAAGGTGCTGTAAGAGACACGTTCCTCGTGAGGGCAAGTAAACTTCAAGACAGACGTTGGAGTATATCCTGTTTCCTTGTTCATCGTGTTTTATTTTGTTGAGCCAAATATCTCCTTTTGCAATTCCTCGTAGGATTGCTTCCTTTGTTCCAGTATCTGTTTCAGCCCACGAGGTTGTGGTGAGGTCAACACATCGTTTAACCCATGGGAGTTCTTCTCTGGGGACTTGCACGAAGTCAATAATATCGGCGTGATCAATGTCAAGGTGAAGAACACACGCGCCATTGCGATAGGTTCCACCTCTTCTAAGTATTTCATTTAATGTTGAGTAGATTTTTGCGAATGAGACTGGTCCTGATGCAACGAGAGTATCAGGTCCCTTATTTGTTTCTGTTCCTGCGGGTCGAAGGTTCGACAGGTGGACTGCGACTCCTGCTCCATACCTAAGAGCATGGCTAACAAAACGCCAGCTTGCTTCGATTCCATTTGGTCCCTCCATTGAATCTTCAACTACAAAGACTGTGCATGATACGGGTAGACGTGATGTTGGATTATCAATCCATTGCTGGACTCGACCAGTCCTAGCTATGATGTTTGGTTCTGTATTCGATTTCATTTTGTAAGTAGTGGACAGCTTTTTTTAAATCTTCTATGTGGTTTTCTTTATATCCTGCTCTGCATGTGTATTTGATTACGTTTCCGAGGTGAAATCCGAGTCCTTGGTCTCTAATAAAATCCCAAACATCAATGGAACCTCGTTTGTAGTACGAGGGTCCGTGGTCGTTGGTGGTTTCGGCCATTTTTCTATAAGGTTTTTAATACAATTTGATAAGACAAAAGCTTGTTCTTGTAATGCAACCATTACTGTTGCAATGTCTTCTTTTTTTGTTTCAGGTTTAGCGAGTTGAATCTCCAACTGTCGCAACTTCAAGTCTTGCTCCATCGTCAATTCTGTAATCGGTTTTGGGGGTCCAGAGTATGGGTTCTTTTTTCTCATGGTCGTAATCGTCAGTTGTAAGTATGCGAGCAAGTTGTGCATTTATTAATGCATCTTTTTCAGTCATGTCTTTTTCTTCAAAAGTTTCTACAACTGCTTTCCATGTGTAGCCTTTAAGTTTGAAGATTTGTTCAGCAGATTTTATACCAATTCCCGGTACACCTGAATAGCCATCTGTGTTGTCACCAGCAAGTGTCTGTATAAGATGCCATTTAGCACCATCTTCAGGTGTAATCTCAACTGTCTCTTTAAAGTCATATAGTTTACCCGGGATCTGTCTCATATCTTTATCAGGTGAGACAATAATGTTGCCTGTATATTTAGTTGCGTAGATACCTAAAGCATCGTCTGCTTCTAACGTATCTTTAATAATTACTTTGTACTCAAGCTTAAGGTTATTTATGACCCTTTTGAATCCACAGGGCTTTTTTCTCTGTCGATGACCTTTGTATTCCGGTAAAATTTTTTTCCTAAAATTATTAGGGCTAGTGAAAAAGAGAATCATCTCATCAAACTCGCCTAATTCTTTTGCAATTTTGTCTAATTCACGTTTTACACATTTATATGCTTCAGTAAAATTAGAGGTTACTACTATTAAATCTTCACCAAAATCAATTTCCGTTTCTGTCGATGCACAGCATTTATATACTATGTAATCGGCATCAATTAGTAATTTCATTTAAAAAAGTTATGGCTTCTATAGCTTTTCCAGCTCTTCGTATTCCAAAGTGTGGTAGGAACATTTTAAGTATGCGTAAAACTTGAATTTTCTTAGCACATTCCCAGCTCCAATAAGGTTTATGACTACCTTTTTTATATGGACCTCTTAAATTTCCATAACCAACAACATTGACAAATCTCTGCATGACATCTTTATCAGTCATAGATATTGAAATATATCTTGTATTTACATCCTTTTTTCTAATAAAAATACTGCCTTCTCCTTCAAATAATGCGGCAGCCCAGACTATATCAGTGTACCTCTGACCAATTGCTGCCAGATTTTGCTTCTGCTGCAATTGGACATCGTAAAGTGTAGTATTCTCCAGCTGTTCTAGCTGAGTCTTCAAGGGTGAACTTAATATCATTTATATTTTTTGTTAAACACTCGTACTGCAATTCGTCATGAACGAACGCTAGTTGATGAGTGTGTGGATAATTTTTTGTTATTAATTCGTTGGCAATAACCATCCATCTCTTTGCAATTACTCCAGCACTGCATTGGAGGAGATAATTTAAGGCTTTGTGCGGGCTATCGACCAGCACTCGTCGTCCGTCACATGCCACGAGGTAACCCTTAGTAGCCTTATCTGCAACCGCTCCAAGTAAGTCGGAGAGTCCTTCGATAGCAGCAACGTAAGCTTCTCTAATCTCTTGTCCCTTTTTACGGGCTTTCGTGGGTTGTAAAGAGTTATCATAACTCAGTCCTAATTTTTCATTTCCGGCACCGTACAAAAATGCGTAAGTTACAGTCTTGACTTGCCTTCTGGTGATTCCTATTTTGTCTGCATTAACTTGATGTATATCATCGTTCAGTAGTATGTCTGCGTATCGACCTCCGTCATACCGTCCTAAATAATGAGCTAACATTCGTAGCTCTATCCCAGATAGGTCAGCACCTACCATTATTTTTCCCGGACTAGCAGTAAATAGTTCTCTAAATTCTTTATCCGCAGGAACTTGCGCTAGGTTTGGTTTACGATGAGCACATCTAAATGTGTTCGTACTAACCGAGCAGTGATGGTGTATTCGACCTTCACTCGTAACAAGCCTGTTCCATGCGTTCACGCCTTCGGATATCATTCCAAGCTTCTTCTTTATCGTCAAACATTTCGCACATAGTTTGGAGAAGGGAATATCTATCTCCATCAATGTAATCTCGTCTATAATTGGTTTCCCAGTCGTGGTGGTCTTGCTCAATTTGACTTTGAAATGAGTCGTCAGAATCCATGCTATGTGGTCTCGTGATGTTGGGTTAAACTCCTTTATTCGTTGTATTTCACATCCTTCTCTGTATCCTTGTGTTGCGTTATCTCGTTTAGGAGTGAACAACGATCCTGCAACGTAAGGGAATTGTCCTCGAAGTATTGCTTGAGTTTCTTCCATCTCGCTTCTGAGAGATGACTCAAGTTCGAGAGCTTTTTGTTCATTAAATTGCCATCCATGTATTTCTTGTTCAGTTAATATCTGGGAGACTTGATGCTCTAATTTACACGAGTCATCAAGGGGCGGAAGTGTTCGCATAATTTAGTTGTTACTTGTACGTCTTGTACGCAATAATCTTGCATCTCTTGTGACCATTGTTTCCAGTCACTTGTTTTACCAAATTCACCTTTATATTCTCCTAACCTATATCCATAAGCTTCTAAGGAATGTCTGCCATACAGTTGTAAAGGCATTCTTTCTATGTTTCTTCTCTTATCTATCTCCATTAAGTTTGGATGATATAACCTAGATAAGACAAGAGTATCGACAACATTATTACAAGGCTCAAACCAAGAATAAGTTTTCCGAAGAACAGGTATATCGTAGCCAATAATATTATGACCAACGATGACATCAGCATGGGTGAGCCAATGCAAAGCTTCCGTGATCGGGTAGCAGTCATTACCTTGATTATTAAATACGAACGTCTCTTCTTTTTGGGAGTCGTATATGGCAATGCAATGTATCTCAGAAACGTCATGTAGTAATCCGTTAGTTTCGCAATCAAATACCAGCATTTGTTTTTCCGACATATGTTTTATCTTTAAACTTTGCTTTCTTTTTTGCTTCTTTTGTAGGTGGGTTTGGTTTTTTTAATTCATCCAACTCAGAAGTCTGTGTTGGGATTGAAAATTGGGTCCGTAGTTTCATTGAATTTACAGGTGGTTTTGTCATATTTCAGTTGAGCAGCCACACCTGTTTCGCCTGAATACCTATTCTTTAAAACTCGTAATGTCGAGACATCATCTGGGTTTTGTTGGTCGCGTTCCAAGGCGAGTACGGTGTCGGATAACTGACTAATAGATGCAGATCCGCGAAGCATTCCAATTGATACTTTTTGTCCGTCTTCTATTGCTTTATCTCCTTGCGCTCTTCTTAAGTGAGAAACTAAAAATAATTTAATTCCTGTTCTTGCAACTAGACTTCTTAAATCAGTCATAGTTTTATCTATCATTCTTCTCTCATCTCCATCTAATCCACTAAGTAATATGGATAAGTGGTCAAGAAAAATTACTTTAGTATCTAAGCCCAGAGCCATGTATTCAATGCGACTGTAGATAGTATCCGCAGATAAACTACCAAAATGGTCGTATAAATAAAGGTTCCAACCCAAGATAGTGGAATCGTAGGCATCTTTTAAAGTGGTATATTCGTGTTCTCCAAGGTGCAGGGCTTTTCCCACAGCTACAGACATAAGTCCTAAAGCTGTTCGCCTGTTAGATTCCTCCAATGCGATGTAGCCAACCTTTTCTCCTGTGTTTAACAACTCCGTCGCTAATTGACGACAAAAGGTTGATTTCCCCTGACCTGTTCCTGCGGTTATAGTTGTCAGCTCTCCATAGCGGATGCCATGGGTCATAGATTGCAGTCCCGGGAAAGGGTATTCGTGATTACATGGTGGGTTGGGAGTAGTTACTTGTTCTAATAACGTCTTACCATCAACAATTCCATCAGGCTGATAAGGCTTTGCATCATATATTGCACGACGAATAGCATTAGCATCATTAGCTTGTAAGGCATCTGAAGCATCTTTATATTTATCCAGTCGGGCAATCTTAACTTTACCGAGCGGAAGGATAGATGCTGCCTGTTCTGTTGCATTACGTCCTGCTTCGTCATTGTCGAAGAATAAGACGATCTCCTCATATCCTTGTAATAAAGGTATTTGTTTTTGAAGATCCTTTTTGGCTCCTTGTGCCCCATGTGGTAGCGAAACCATCGGCCAGTTCTCCATTGCTTCATAACAGCTCGCAGCATCTAATTCACCTTCAGTAATAACAATACGTTTACCAGAAGTAGGGAATAAATGCTGACCAAATAAGGTGTTAGTGGAAACTCCTTCATACTTAAAGTTTTTTAATTTGTCTTTGGTTTTGAATCCTTTAAGGCATCCAGAGCCATCGAAATAAGGGAAGCGTAAGTGTGTCGCATCTCGGTAGATTTTATATTTTTCGCAGGTTTTTTCACTGATGTTTCGTTTTTGCAGCCTTTGGGCTGATCCTTTAAAAGTGACATTTGTTTGCATGTGATGAGTGTGTTGTTGCCCATTTCCAGAAGTCCTAGCTTGACAGCTAAAACAATAAGTGTGCCCATCTGTATACACAGCACGTGCATCAGATGAGCCGCAGTCTGGACATGGTTCGTGTCTTATAAATTCGCTGTCGGTCATGTCAACCAATCAATTGGTATAGCGTGAAAAGCACACCATTTAATTCCATATCTTTTGCACCATTGTGCATAAGTTGTTTTAGATTTTTTACTAATTTTTTTATAAGGATCTTGAAATACCATCCTTAAATCAATCTCATTCTCTGCTATTACTTGTCTAACCTTACGGCGATCTTCAGGTCGCCAAAAACCTTTTGTTTCAAGGCATATGCCATTAGGTAAAACAAAGTCAGGTGTGTATTTATGAGTGATAGTATAAGAAAAACTTGTACCTTCATATTCATAATCAACACCCAACTCACATAAAAGATCAGAGACTTTTTCCTCTAATCCTGATTTGAACATTAGAAGTCATCATCTATAGCAACTTCTTCTGAAGGTGTGACGTTTGGATCATCAGCCTTAAAGCCTTGTGTCTTACCAAATAAATCTGCTACTCCATCTTCATCTAAATCACCAGTATCTACACCAGCTCCGGATTGTATAGAGACAATCTGTACACCAGACAATTTTAATGATGTTCCATAAGTAACACCATCTCTAAGTATGTATGGTTTCTGATGGAAGCCAAGCTTAACTTTAGAACCTTCATAAACTGGTGTATCTTCATTTGTAATTGGTGTGCCTTCTGTATCAACAACAGGTGGTTTCTTATCGTCAGCCCATGAGAACTTGATAACATATTTCCCATCAGCTACTTCTTCCCAAGGTTCAGGTCTAAGTGTTGACCTCTTTGGATTCTTTAGTTTTGACTCTGCCCATTTAAGACAGTCAGCTCTCTCAGTTTCAAGAGCATCTACTACCTCTTGACCAACAACAGCCTTGAGTGAGTATCCAAATTTACTTGGCTTTAATATCGCCTGATAACCTTCAAGGGTTACAGGATCTTTTGTTACGTGTATGTTTTTCATCAACAGAAAAAATAAGTGGATTCAATTACCTCGGACGGTTGAAGGTCTCCGATAATCGGTGGTTCAGTCTCTGCTCCAATTGCTCGGGCAAAGTCTTTTAAAAAGTCATGCTCTGCAAAGAGGTGCA